AAAGTTATAAGTCTGAGAGTTACGCAGCTAACACCCACCAGAGGTAAAGAAACTTTGATGCTACCCGAGGGTTGGTTTCAAGTATTAGAATTATTACAAGAGCAACACAACACCAGTTGCGTAAAGAAAGATATTCAATGAGCTTGTTTTATGTAGGCGATGTAGAAGTTTTAAAAGACGTGAGGATAACCAACCAGGATTTTAGGGTCTATACGTGCCTGGTAAGCTATATGAACAAGGAGACGGGTATTTGTTATCCGAGACATGCAACAATCTCGAAGGCTATTGGGATGAGCCGTACGGCGATCTATCGTTGTGTTCTCCACCTTGCCAAACTAGGTTACGTAACTGTTAAGCGTAGATCTTCAACTAATGAATATTACTTACCCCAACAACTAAAGCTGCAAGAAGTAAGGAAAAACAGAATACGTTCCAAATATGAAACGCAAGATGTTCCTAATTCGACTGATATTAATAAGACTATAAGTATAACTAATAGGTATAAGAGATTTAATAATAACTATCAAAGAGCAAGATACTCACAACCCCCCACCGCTAAACATAGTGGAACAACAATAGAGTATAAAGGCGAGCAGTACACCTATATAGCTGAAGAAACAGAGTGGATTGAATATAGGAATACCAAAGGCGATAAGATTGCTAAACATAGATACAAGAAAGACGAACCTATAAAAAAGTTTGATGCCACTTTAAAGGTGGCTGTTTGAAATTACTCTGTACTAAATTAATGGATATCTTAAATACAGCTGGTTTGGCAGAAAGGTTTATGCCTAATGTTAAATTACCAAAAGCAGCGTCTATGTTTGATATCCTAAAATTTTCTTATGATAGAGACGATCACGGCTTTTATGAAAATAAAGATAAACTTAAACTTCGAGCCAACAATAAACAGATTGCTTGCTGGGAACTAACCATTATTGAATTGCTACCCCTCGTTGATTTAGAACAAAGACAGATCTTGTGGCAAAGATCAAAGCGATACAGTTGGGTTGCACTTGGTAAAATGTTTGGTTGTCATCGAGTAACTATAAAGAAGAAATATCTCAACGCATTATTTAATCTTGAAAGTAAGCTGCCTAAATCAGTTATAGACAAGATTGATCTAATTTAGTAATTGAAAAGGTACAGTTGGATATTAATTTATCCGTAAATTATGGCTGGTCATCCACTTAAAAAAATACAATGCGAAAGTATCGCTAGAACCTCTGGCGTTCAGTGCAGAGCAAAAGGGTATTTAAAGAAGTCGGGTCATTATCGGTGTCGCTTCCATGGTGGAGCGTCTACTGGGGCCATAACTTTAGAAGGCAAACTAATTGCTTTCAAAAATTTAGTTCAATTTAAAAATTATACAAGAGAGCAGTTATTACAATGGATACAAAACAAACAGACGAAATCATTAAACGATTAGAGCTTGGCGAACCTTTATCAAAGATTACTCGAGACAAGAAGTTACCCGATGCCTCAACTGTTTATAAACATTCAAGAGATAACAAGCAGCTTCACGATAAGATTATGCAAGCTAGACAAACTGGTGTCTGGACTTTATTGGATAAAATAGCGGAAGATATGGAGATCCCAAAATCTCCCCAGGAGACACATTTTCTAAGAGAGAAATATAGTCATATAAGATGGCTTGCGTCTAAACTTGCTGCTAAAACATTTGGCGACAAGCTACAACAAGACATTAAGCAAGACACAACAATAACTGTTAGTTGGGGTAATCCGAATGATATGGTTGATGCTAAAAAGATTGTGGAAGAAATACAAACGACAGCTGTTCCGAGCTTACCAAATAGTTAAATAACCAATCTGGTAATACTTGTTGACACATTGGTAATGCTTTGATATTCGTTAGTTGAATGAGAAATAAAACTAACTTAACAAAGGAGCAAACAATGTCAGATGCTTATGACTTCGATCGATTTTTAATTAAATCAAATGGTAGCGTTACAAAAGATAACGAAGATAATAAAGATACTAAAAATCACGTTTACGCTGAGAACCTAAAAGACGCTAGAGCAAAGGCTGTTAAAAAAGGTTTATCTGTTTGGGTAAGATCTGCGAAAGGTGGTAGATAATGGCACAAAAAATGTTTTTAGATGCTCAGTACAAGCAGCTAGTTAAAAACTTCAAAGATCAAGACGGCACAAAAGAATTTAAAGCAGTTGTAAAATTGTTTAATCCTGGTGGCGTTGGTACTTGGTATCTATCAGAGTTAAACCCAGAAACAAATGTTGCGTTTGGATTAGCTCACTTACATGAGAAGGAGCTAGGTTATACTTCTATCGATGAGTTGAAAGAGTACAAAGGAACTTTTGGCTTGGGTATCGAGAGAGACACTAGCTTTGAAATGAACAAGCAAAGTTTACAAGACTTAAATCAGTAGAACAATTCAGCCAGGTTTAGTAGAGATACTGCCTGGCTTTGTTGTATCTAGCCTGGAGTACCTAAGATCTCCGTGCTTTCACGTTGGCCGCCTGGCTCCTCGTGCGTGCGTATGAGTGCGGGATATAGAGAATGTAAGCTGCTACTCCCTGGTTACTCTCTGGTTTATTGAATAAGTATTGATTGACGCTAAAAGTTAGTAGGTTTCCAACCTACTAGCCAGAGTATTTGCATATAAATAAGGAACAATGCGAGAACATTTGGGGGGGTATACCCCGAAATCCACCCGCATTTTTTAAGTATATATAAGTTGGGAGTTCGACACACACGCTGAGACAGACAGACATAGATAGGAATAAAAGATTATGGTTAAAAAGGCATTTCAAAACCCAAGCGGAGGATTAAACGATGCGGGTAGAAAACACTTTGGAGTAAAAGCTCCAGTAAGCTCTGGCACAAACCCAAGAAGAATTAGTTTTGCAGCAAGGTTCGCTGGAATGGATGGTGCTATGAAAGACGATAAAGGTAATCCAACAAGGAAAGCATTAGCTTTAAAAAAATGGGGATTTAGTTCTGTTACCGCTGCTAAAAATTTTGCAAATAAAAATAAAAAAAGTTAACAGATTATGAATAAGAAAATAAAAGATAAAATGATTACTGCAACAGTTTTCCTGGCTGAAGATACGAATGGCATGGTTATTCATTTGAATGGCTTTGACGACACAAAACACGCAGATCATTTTGTAAAAAAATTAATGAAAAATAGTGGGATTGAGTATCAATCAATTTTAGATCTAACTGAACTACCCACACTACACTAGGAGAGACATGGAAAAAATAGATGAGATAATTAGAAACACAAAACACTTATACAACGAACATAAAAAGATTAGTGCTGCTGTAATTATAATTATTGTTATTGTTATAATTTTATAATGCACATCCAGATCCCTTATACGCCTCGGCCATTACAAGCGAAGCTGCATGAGGATTTGGATAAACATAGATTTGCAGTTCTAAACTGTCATCGGAGATTTGGCAAAACAATACTGGTTATACTTCATTTGATTAGGAAAGCTCTAACCAATGATAAAAAGAACCCCAGGTATTATCTGATCGGGCCAACATTCGTAAGTATAAAAAGGGTTTGTTGGGATTACTTAAAGCAATACGCTGGCTGTATTCCTGGAACGACATTTAACGAAACCGAGTTAAGATGCGACTTCCCCAATGGCGCAAGAATAACATTGATGTCTGGAGAAGATCCAGATCGAATCCGTGGAATTTACGCTGATGGAATTTGTGTCGATGAATGTTCACAGATGAACCCGATACTATGGAACGAAATTTTGCGACCCGCTATCTCTGACAGAAAGGGATTTGCCTATTTTATTTCTACTCCACAAGGAGTGAGTAATATATTTTATGATCTATACCAATACGCTTTGGGGGATCCTAAATGGTTGGCTTATACTGCTAAAGCAAGTGAGACTAAATTAGTCGATCAAGAAGAATTAGACGCTGCTAAAGCTCAGATGGGGGATTCAAAATTTCAACAAGAATTTGAGTGCGATTGGATTGCCAATATAAGTGGCTCGATTTATGGAAACATAATTCAGAAGATTGAAGATAAAAAACAAATAAGTCGTATCGCTTATGATCCAGCTTTCCTAGTGAATACCGCCTGGGATTTGGGATATGGAGACAACACCGCTAT